TCTTTCCTCCATCCGTCGTAACGCGTTTCCTTTCGTGTTTCGATCCTGCCGGTCGCCCTGAGTTTGCTCTTCTGCACGAAGACCTGTTCTTTGGTTACTCCCAGCGCCTCGGCAATCTCCCGTCCGCTCTTGCCTTCGCCGTTCATGCGGATCAGTGCGTCCATGGCTTCCTTCGTCCACACGGACGGCTGGCGTCCTCCGCCAGGCTTCCTCTCTCGCTCATTGTGCTGTTTGAGCTGCTCATAATCCCGCACCCGTTCCACGTGCTTCTGCAGCCGTCTCAGGTCCTTGTCCTCGACGGTGTTGATGTGCACCGCTTTTGTAGGGGCGAGCCGCGGCGCCGGGAGCCTGCCGGGATGGATCTTAATCATGCTATTCATAGATACCTCTTCTTTTCTTCTCTTCTTCCAGAAGTGTCCGAACCACCCTGAAGCAGCCCCTCTGCGCTCCCGGCCTCTTGTAAGCGTCCCCGATGTTAATGAGACCGTGCAGCATCATATATCGCAGGGATGCGACAGGGATGCCCAGCTCTTCGGCGGCCTGTTCGGGGGTTACATAGATAGGTGTCATACTGTTACCTCTTTCATGTCTTTTGTCGTTCCTTCATCGGAAGATACTTTTGCTTTATGCACATTCAACAAATCCTCTAATTCGCAACACATGATTCCAGTCTTGGTTATTTGCTCGTTTTGACTCCAAAATCCATATGAAGTCATCTTCATGCTTGTTCGCTTGCTTATAATCGCTATGTTTTCTGGGCGATTGTCGGTGACATCATTGTTCAAATGAACCGCATAGCTTCCTTTCGGCACGTTGAGCATTCTTCCAAGTCTTGTCCATCCGTTTGTAGTCTTGACCATTCCGCTCTTCTTGTTGACATATCCAACCGGAACTGACGGTCTTGTAGGATTTCTGTATTGCCGTTCACTACTTGCCTTTGCTATATCGGACCACCTTTTGTCAGACACTCTTAGTTTCAATTTGCAGGTACACCTGCTCTGGAGTGACTTGTAGGAAACATACCCATATTTCTCGCAAAAAGCCTTGTGAACCTTCACACTGCCCATGTCAGGATAATTTGCAATCAGGAAGTTATCTTCCCCTTCGGCCCAAATGTGGTGCTGGCGTTTCATCCTGACACCAGTTTCAACGCAAAACTTTCGTTAAGGCATTTCGACTGTGCTGCCAATTTCTCGGTTCGAAGGATCAAGTCTCCGTTATTCACCATCTGCTTTGCGATTTCTACGATCAGAGCAGTTTGTTCGTTCTCTGTCTGTCTTTCTTCTGGAGACATATCCTTGAGCGTCACTTCCACTCTGTCTCCCAGGACTTTCTGTAATTCCATCAATGTCATTTGCTATCTCCTTTTTGCGCTTCTTGATAAATACCTGTGTTCATTCCGTTTACCTAATCCTTAAAAAAAATAACCGTGACGCTCTTTTTGTAATAATGAGCGATCGCAACCTTCATAGCGTCGCTCGGCGTTCTTTCGCCACGTTCCCACAGAGACACGGCCATAGAGGACACGTCAAGCGCTTTTGCCACCTCTTCAAGCGTTCTGGATCCTCTCAGGGCCTTTAACCTCTGTCCGACCGTTACCTTATCCGGCACATCTTCACCTCCTCTCTCTCGCAAGCTGTATTCAAAACGTTTACTTTACCAGTATAAACAGACAGTTTATAATAGTCAATAGGAGATAATCAATTTGTTTACGGAAGTTTGGAGGGGATCATGGCCACTTACAGCAACAGGATTAAGGAATTGAGAACGATGCGGGATATGTCTCAGCAGGCTCTCGGTGATTTACTGGGCGTTAATAAGGTCACGGTCTCGCAGTATGAGCGCGGAGTCCGCAAGCCTGACATTAACGTTGTTGCGGCTCTCTGCGACATCTTTAACGTCAGCTCCGATTATCTGCTCGGAAAGGATGACGTGACAATCCGCCTCGTTGACAAGGACGGCCTGAAACGTCTGGATGCTCCGAAAACGAGAGTGCCGGTGCTGGGATGCGTGGCCGCAGGCGTTCCTAGAGATGCGATTGAGGATATTTTGGACTGGGAGGATATTTCTCCCGAGATGGCACTGAACGGAGAATATTTCGCCCTGCGGATTAAGGGAGACTCCATGTCTCCGCGCATGGTGGCCGGCGATGTGGTTATTGTCCGACAGCAGCCGGATGCAGAGAACGGAGACATCGTGATCGTACAGATCAACGGTGAATGCGCGACCTGCAAAAAGCTGATGAAGCACGCGGACGGAATTAGCCTGATCAGCTTCAACCCTGCTTATGAGCCGATCACGTACTCAAATGAGCAGATCGCGTCTTTGCCGGTGGTTATTTTGGGAAAAGTTGTCGAGAATAGACAGAAATATTAAGGAGGTGTTACGGTGCGATTCCCCAACGGTTATGGTTCTATTCTTAAGCTCTCCGGCAAGCGCCGCAAGCCCTACGCCGTGCGGATTACCGTCGGCACGTCTTGGGATCCCGAGCGGGAGCGGCTGACGCAGAAATTTAAATATTTGGAGTATTTTGAGAAACGCGCGGATGCCGTTTTATATCTTGCCAATTACAATTCAGGGATGCGCGTAAAAGAGCATCAGAGCCTCCAGGACGCGCTTACGGTGGCAGAGGTATATGAGAGATGGATAGCAGAACGCGAAGGCTCTAAGAAGGGCCTGAGCGACTCCCTGCGCAGCTCCTACCGCGCCGCGTTCAAGAAGTTCGCACCGATCCATAAGAAGAGGATCCGGAACGTCCGGCTCGCAGATGTGCAGCCGATTTTCGACGCCCATCGCGATATGAGCGAGTCAACGGTCCGAAACATGAAGATCGTGATCAGAGGGATCTACAAGTATGCCATGCGGTATGAACTGGTTGAGCAGGACTTCACGGATTATCTGATTGTAGAGGGAGAGGAAAGCAAAGAGATCCACCACCCCTTCACCAAGACGCAGATCCGCACCCTCTGGAAGCATCAGAGCGATCCTGTAGCTCAGTATGCCCTCGTCACGATCTACACCGGAATGCGGCCTGCTGAGATGACACTGCTCGCACCGGAAGACATCCACCTGTCCGATCGGTACATCGTGCAGGGCGTGAAGACCGACGCGGGCCGTGACCGTGTGATCCCGATCCACCGGGACATCATCCCGATCATCTCGGCACGGATGGGCGGGAAGCGTCTCTTTCCGGAAGCGCAGAGTGAGGATTACTTCCGGGAGAATGTTTATAAACCATACATGGAGGAGCTGGAGATGCCGCACTTGCCGCACGATGGCAGGCATACGTGTGCGACCTTAATGGAGAAAATGAAAGTGCCCCGGAACCGCCGGAAGCTGATACTGGGGCATAAGATCAAGGACATCACGGACGGAGTTTATGTGCACGTGGAGCCGTCCGAGCTGGTCGCTGAGATCGATAAGATTTGTATATTGTAAGTATATTACGACCATGAAACATGACGTTTTTATTCGTCGCAAGGCCCATAAAATAAGGGATCGTGGGATCCCATTTTTAAAAGTTTCTTATCGCAAAACCCACATTTAAAAGGCTTTGTGCGGATTTTTGTCACTTAGGTGTGTATTTCTATCGGATTTTTAATAATCTTAAAACACTGTAAACAAAAAAACAACCCCGAAAGGATTTCTCCTCTCGGGGTGTCTTTTGACCAAATGCGGCGCGCCGCTTAGATAGTCATGTGACAGTTATTTATTACTGGTCATAAAAAAAAACACCCATTGAGTGATTTTTTTATTGACACATCACCCATTGAGTGGTATTATATAACTATAAAGAACAGGGAATGCATCGAGGAGGATAAAGTAATGACGATCACAGTTAGGAGATGGATCGGTGATCAGAAGTATGATGAAATGAAGAGATATAATAGAGCTCCCGAGTTCATCTATACCAACGGATATTATGCCGACATCGAGAATGATACTATCACTATGGTTGTCCTGAACGTCCTTAAGGAAACCGCTAAAGCCGTTCAGGTTGAGCTCGAGACTATGGATCTCAACACTGACGAATACGTAGCAAAGAAGTGGACGACATGGTTTCCGAAGAGCCAGATCGTGGCGATGGCATAAACAAGAAAGGAAGAAAAGACAATGAGAACCGAATACGCAATCCTTAACGTAGACGTCAATTATGATTTTGCCAACGACATTGAAGACCACAGAATTTTCACCACATCGGATCCGGAAGCAATCTATGCGGAGCTTGTCCGGATCGGAGCGACCGACGACCAGAACAGCGTTGAAGAGTATACGGTCGACGATGACGGGGAATTCCTCGAAGGGTCTGACTACGACAGCCCGTCGAATTTCAGGAAGCGCACAGCCGCGGCCCGCTCCGTCAAAGACATCTGCAGGATGGCCGGAATGTCACAGAACGCGGTCGCGGATAGGTTTTACATCCCCCGCAGGACCTTTGGGAATTGGTGCACCGAAGTCAGGGAGTGCCCGGAATATACAAAGCTTATGATGCAAGAGCTTCTCGGATTATATAGAAGATGACATTAAAAAAGAGCCCCCGGGGATTTTTCCCCGAGGGTATTCTTTTGACCAAATCCGTGTACACGGTTAGATGATCTCAAGGTTTTGCATACTTGCCCCATGCAGTGCGAGTCATGTAGGCAAGGTCAAGGTCGAGGTTGCCATTGTAACCTTCAAGACGGCCTCTTGAACTGTATTGGTATATCGCAGGACTACCCCATGCACCAAAACCGTTTCCGTCAGTCCAAGGCTTGGTCTGAAACCCTGTCGGATTCATACTGGAATACTGAGCGCACCACAGACCGTAATGCTTCGCTACGGAAGACCAGTCATGCGCTCTGCATACACTCTTGCTCATATAGATGAGCGGACGCACTCCAGTCAGTTCATATACCCTGTCGAGGAACGTCTTGCAGTATGCCACATCATTCTTGCCAAACTGACTGTTCTGTGCTCCTTCCCAGTCAAGAGCGAGTATGGCATCTCCAATGTATCCTTTAATCTGCGACACAAAGAAGTCTGCCTCTTTCACAGCACCGCTGCCATTGGCGTAATGATACAGACCACGAAGGATGTTAGCCTGTTTTGCCTGTGCATAGTGTTTGTTGCAACAGGGATTGACATAGGACGTACCCTGTGTTGCCTTAATGATAGCGCCGTCCACGGCAACCTTGGTCAGATCCAGTGATGCCTGATAAGAGGCGATGTCGATAACATTCAGCCTCGGAATCTCATCCTGCGGTTTCACTTCGGTTACTCTGCCATACCCATCAAAAGCATAGTCTTTGCCATCAATTCTCGCAATGGTATTAACGTACATATATCCTTTTACAGGCTCAAGGTATCTCATGCCAAGGCCGGGATCATCATACCATCCCTTACGCATCACTCCGTTCTCATCGGAGCAGTACCATTTGCTGTCTACCTGGAACCAACCAGTGACGAGTCTGCCGTATCCATCGACATAGTATTCCTTATCATCAATAGTAATAAAGGCATTGATGTACATATAAGGGTTCAGATAACGATAGTATCCGTCATCAGCCTTATACCAACCTTCGATGCGGTATCCTTCCTCGTCAAAGTAGTACCATTTGCCGTCAATCTCATAAGGACCGTTCGCACACTCAGTGCCGTCATAGTTGATGTACTTCCAACCACGATCCATCTCTTCCCAATGGCCTGTGGTGCAGTACGGAATGTCAAACGTCCATGTCTGACCACCCTTGGTGATGGTCAGTTTCTTATTCTTGGCAACCATAAGGATGTCAGCATCTGTTCTGACGGTGGTGAAATACTTCTTGCAGTATCCTGTTCCCCACTTGGAGAAACCAGTACCACCAATGGCTGTTCCGCTCGGTTCCCAGTCATTGTACCAGCACCACTTCGCTCCTGCCTGTTTCAGCAGATTACAAGGATTGTCAGTGCAAGCATTTCCATGGTGCGGAATCTTGAATACAGTGATAGGACCCGGCTTGGTCTTGAGGTAAATATCAAAGCTGGTGATCGTATCTCCAGTTGTCAGGTAGTACAGATCAGGGAAGTAGCAACACATGGAAGTGTTATTCACTTCGTAGTCATCGTAGTCTCCTCGGTTGGCTGCTCTACGCCAAATAAGGCATCTGATCGCACCAACCTTAATCTCGGAGACGGCATTTGCTTTGACGGTCACGATGGTCTTATGCAGACTGTTCGCAAGAGTGATTCTCCGGTTGGCTCTCGCACGATCCTCTTTAGCATCGGGATCATTAAGGTTCGCCAGTTCCGTAGGATCAGGAATATAGATCCTGTCAACAAAGATGCCTGAGACATTGAGGAAGGACTGAAGACCAATGTCATGATCATAGTGCCAATGCGACAGGATGTAGGTGACATGAGTGATGCCGTGACTGCGGCAGTAGGCGAACAACTTGTTGCAAAGGTCACTCTCACCGCCATCAATCACAATGGCATTTCCCTTATTATCGTGTATGATTTGTGCATCTCCACGCCGATATTCGTATGACTTTTGTGCGAGTCCGGGGATATAGATAGTGATCATTCAGTATCACCTTCCTTGTTGTAGTTGTCGGTACTGATCTTGAGGATTGCACCAAGGAATGTATCAATGGCAGTAATCGTGCCTACAATCTCAGTTCCATACGGCAGTCCCCAAATTTTCGCTAAAGCAAAGTACAGAGTGCCGATAGCCGGGAGGACAATCTGAGCGATGTACTTGAGAATGTCATAGGTCTTGTTATCGAATTTCATAATCATGCCTCCTTAAAGAAAATCATGCTTCTCCAGTCTCTCCGCATAGATCCGTTTGATATAGGCGGTGGTCTGTACTGTTTGGTTGTTCTTGAAGTCAGGGTGTTTGACGCAGTAGTCTTCATAATCATCAATGTCTCTGAGGCATTGGTCAAAACTGTCTTTGCTGTGTCTGCGTCCATCCTGAGTCTCATCAGCGAACCGCAGTATCCTCACCCTTGAATTGATGGCGTTCCGCTCATCGGCCTTCTCCTCCATCTGAGTAATCTTGTCAGTGAGGCGTTTTTCCATCTCTTCCATGTACTTCTTCAGTTTGCCAATCTCATCCTTGCGGTTATCATGCCTCTGAATTAACCACTGGATGAATGATAAAAAACCACCGCCCAACACAAACGTGATGACTGCTTCAATGATGTTCATTGGCGTGTCCTCCCAATAAAAAAGCGCCCCGAAGGGTGCTTGTGTTATAACAATGTGGAGATTCAGCACATCAAGATGTTTACTCCTCTATCGCCTCTTCGGGTTCGGAAGTCGGTGTCAAGTCAGGAAATGCTCCCAAACTCTCCCTCATGATCTGTCTGCCGTCTGCTCTCTCAAGTGTGACGGTTGCCATAACACGGGTTGCAGAGCCTGCGTAAAATGCAGAGAGGCGAGAGAAGTATTCCGCTTTTGCGGCGTTAAGGGCTTTCTCTTCGGAGCCGTTGGAGTTCTCCTCTGTCGCATCGTAGTTGCGGCTGTCGTAAAATTTGGGATAGCCGCTGATAGAGGAATAGACTCCTTCGGGGTGTGCTTCGGAAATTACTACTTGTGTGGCATCAACTTTATAGATTTGTCTCATTGAGTCTCCTTTCTATATTTAACCGAGGCAGAAGCCTATGCATACATAATTATACTCAGTCATGTTGTTGTTGAACCGATAAGCGCCATCTGTTCCTGCGCATCTACGATACTGATACGAAGAGGATTTAGAATGTGTCCTTGTCCAATAGCACCACCAAGACGGTACGTTATACGCTGTAGGGTCAGGGTGTGTTTTCTTTCGCCGCCACTTGGTGCTAAAAATATCGTATTCCACGCCGCTACTTTCTTTAAGTGATGTGTCTGTTTCTTTCAGCTCTCTTGCCGATGGTATCCATATTTTAAATGAGTCTGTTGCAATTGCAGTTCCTGTGCCAGTCTTAAAGGTCTTATTAACACTAACGATTATCGACTTAACGTTGTTTGGAATAAGGGACAATACTGTACTATTCAGCCATTTGTTTAGGCTGGTCGCGCTATAAATGCTTGAATTATTAGCGGTGTGCATTTGCCGTTCATTGTTTAAGACATAAGAACTGAGAAAGGTTAGTGGAGCATTTCCGTTGCCATCCGTCAACTCGTCCGCATCCATAGCGACTATCTGCATATCTATGATACCTTCACTACCGAGATCGAGCGCCTTATAGTCTCCTACTTTGTATAATTTGCTATACTTGTTGGCATCTATCGAGGCTATAATTTCATCCCAAGAGTCTAAAATTTTGCCGTCGGAGTCGACATGCTTTTTGCCCGAATTGGCGCTCATCAGAGCCATACGCCTGAGATTTACTATGTCCATCCAACAGCCACCCCCAATCCGTTGAGAATGTTAATCTCGTAAGTCGTATTAGCCTCCAATGCCGTAGCGTCAAAGTCATTCGCCCATCTAACCGTCTGTCCAGCAGGAGGAGTTACAGTAAGCACCGTTGGCGTCGCCCCGCTTTCAAAGACCACATCCACCATTCCGCTCTCAGGAAGGGTTATGTCAAGAGTTGAAACTTCTCCACAGAGGTACTGCGTGTCCATCTGTGCGGCGATGCTCGGAGTTGCGCCTGTGACGGTTATCACTTTCGGCAAAGGAATATTCGCCACGCCATTATCAACAATGCTCGTGCCGTTAATCTGCACATCGTTCACATCACCCGTATCGCCCTTCGGCAATCCCAAATTCAGCACAGGCTCTTCGTCCGTGCCAGTGATAGATGCGGTAGCCTGAGAGCCTGCGGGAAGCGTCTGCACCGTACCAATGGTGAAGTCGGGGGTTGTTCCTTTATCGCCCTTTGCTCCAGGGTCTCCCTTGTCACCTTTATCTCCCTTGGGGATGCCAAAATCAAGGTTGAAGGTAGTCTCTCCCTCGGTCTTGGTAACAGTAGCAGACGATCCTGACGGGAGTGTATGAGCGGATGCGGTCATGTCCTTGATGGAGTCTTTCGCCGCCTCTGCGTCTATCTTGGCGTGTTCGGCATCGGATGCGCTTTGAGATGCTTCGGAGGCTTTATTTGTCGCTGTGCCTGCCGCTCCGCTTGCTGTGCTTGCTGATCCTGCCGCCGCTTCTGCGCTCCTTTGTGCCGCACTTGCGCTCTCTTCCGCATTAGTCTCACTCTGAGCCGCCGCCCGTGCGCTTGCGTCTGCGGAGGTTACGTCTGCCGATGTCTGCTCTACGGCAGAGTTCAGGGCGGCGATAGCCTGCGTAATCTCACTCTGCTCCTGCGGCGTAGGCTCTACGTCAGTAGGCTGTGGACGTTCCTTGACGGGGATCTTGATGCGGTACTCCGTCTCGCCGTCTGTTTCACCTTCGTGGAGATAAATAAAGGCATATACATCCGCTCCGCTCGTCAGGTACTCATCGGGTATCGTGACCTGACTATCCTGACCAATCTGTGTCTTCGATGTGCCTCGCTCCTTGGAATTGGAGAAATGCACCTCGAACGCTTGAGGCAAGTCGAGTCCTGTTATTCTCAAAATCTGTCCGTAGTCCCACTGCCATAATGGTGCTGTGGCTACTTCTCTCAAGCCCCCAAATGAGGCTTTTACAATGTTTAAGGCACTGCTCATGCTTGCCTCCTGTCTGTGTTAAATCCGTCTTTTTCTAAGTTACTCTTCAGTGTTATCGCCGTCTCCCTAAATCAGTTCAACCCGTCCGATATACGAGAGAGATCCGGGTGTATCGTTCGAACCGTAAACGTAAAGCCTCTTCCGGGTTGTGTCAATGCCAAGGCCGATATATTTCCCGAGGCCTGCCTCGCCCGCCCATACTGCGCACGCACCCTGATAACCCGCCTGCGTCGGATAGCTCCCCAGTCCGAGGTTGGTGAGGTTTGAGTTCGCGAAGATGTTCTTTACTGACTCACTGCCTCCCATTTCCGACTCCAACCCTACGATGGTGTCGGTGATGTCTGTCTCGCTCCCGAGCTTGATGGAGTCATAGCGGTCGGCCAGAACGTTGTAAACCGTTTCTGTGACCTTCTTTTTGACCGTTACCCCGAGCTTTCGGTAACTGACATATACAGTGTCCCCGAGTTTCACCCGTTCGAGCGGAGCGAGGTCTTTATATTCTTCCGTTTGCCATAGCGCGACAAAGTCAACATCCACTGACAGGTTCGGATCAACGGCAGATGTGGCAGCAAGGTAATTCTGCGCCCATGCCGTGACCTGCTGTGTGGTCGGCACAGTCCCCTCAAAGTCCTGGGAGCAGTCAACCACAGCAATCCGATCATGTCCGAAGCTGTGCGAGGGGAGCGTGATTACTTTCGGGGATGAGTACACAAAAACAGGAGACCCGCTCAACGGATCGCCCTGGTAATATGCCATTACTCCCGTGATCGTGCTCCCGATGTTCACGGATGCCCTCAGCCCTGTCAGGTTCTTCCCGTAGGTGATGCGGACGTTGTTGTCCGTGCCCCTGTGAGCGTGCAGTTTTACATCCCAGTTGTCGAATTCATACTCGCCGCCGAAAGTATCCAGTACAGACCCCTCAGAGCCGCCGAGAGCCGCCCTGAGTCCGCCAGGTGATCTAATAACATAGCCCCTCGTCGCCCCGCTTATGTCACTCCAGAACGTGAACGGGCAGGCCGTCTGCGCAGCGTTTTTGATTGCGTCAAGCATGGCCTGCGCATTGGTTGTCACACCGCTCACTGGAGTGATGGGAACGTAATTAAGCTGATAGCTGATGTGACGGGCATTAAATACACATTTTCCGTCGAGCGTCGCATCATGCCGGTAAATCCTAAACGCCTGCTTTTTTGCACCGTCCGAAGGGACAGCCACAATAATCATGTCGTCGGATATTTCCTTGTAGTTCCGTCCGTCTATTGGATAAACCATCTCCAGCTCATACAGTCCGTTGAGCTTTTCCGTGACCGTGCACGACTCCGCATCCGGAAGCCGGCACGATCCCAAAGTTGAGAAGTCTGTTGCCGTGGAAGGGAAAAGAATAGGTTTCATCTTTTAAATCCTCCACCAGCGCGGGATGATCTCTGCGTGCAGATCGGAAGGAAAGGCCGCCTGATACTTCTGGGACACGGTGAAGATCACCTTGTTATTTCCCTTTTTGAAATAAAGAAAATCCCGCTTCTCTTCTTCGTTGTGGACTTCCACAGTTGCATATTGACCGTAATGGACAAGACCCTCTGCCGTTGTATAGCCGTACACATCGCCCATCTCTGCATCAATGTAGATTTCTCGAGCATATGTCGCAACAGGGATGTCCACCGTCACAGATATGTCATTGATCCTGACCGTGAAGCCGACCGCGCTTGACAGATATTCGAGCGCATTTGTCACCCGAATAAGCGGAAGGGCCTCATACATGGTTGGATTAACAATGGCATGGATTATGCCGGAAGGGTTGCCGGACACTTCCTGTCCGTTGATTCCAATGGAAATATCCCAGTCGTCAAGACTTGAAGCCAAGCCGTCCAAACTGATCTGCCCTGTTTTATATTCGTCACGCGATAGATACACAACAGCAGTCTCACCGGCACCGACGCCTCTTGACGTGTAGGTCCTGATCCACTGGTCGTTGGCGCTGTCATAGTATGCCGTGACCACGCCAATCCCGTGTGTGTATGATTTGTTATTCGTAAAACTGACTTTTAGGTATTTTCCATCGTTACCAACCACATCTGCAAAATCAGTAATCTGCGTCGTTACTGATTTGCCGGAAATGTCATCAACAAAATACCACTGCCCTTGATCCGTCCTGTAACATCCGAGGATCGCGCTTGAGATAGGAATGCTTTCCAGTGCTCTCTCCCCGCTTGTCAAAAACTGCTGAGGCTTGCAGTTAAACTCCAAAGGGAACGTCCCTGCAAAGCGGTAGCCGATTGTTTTCGGGTTTATAGGCCCTGTGAATTCAGCCATGCGGTAGACTCCAGGATGCCTGTCGGGATCTTCCAGCCGGAAGTAACCAACGTGTGAACACAACCACTCTGTCAATCGCTCATACTCAGTTATCCATTCCGCCTTAACAAGGATGTTATATGTGATCTCGACATTTTCCCATGCACCGTCGTCATACAGAAGATCGCCGTTTCGTCCGGGGACCTGCACAGCGTCACTTCTGCGGGCAGGCTTCGGCCATGAAGACGCGCCGTCAATCATCACATTAAATTCGGCCTCAATGTCGACCCCATCAAATATCAAGCCCATACTGCTCCCTTCTGGTTCACAGCCCTCTGCAGCTCTCTCGCCACTTCCTGCGCGATCTGTTTCGCGCTCTGGCCGGGCGCCGCGTTAACCGTGATGCCGACATTGTAGGTGTTCCCCATTTCGGCTTTCATTTTGTCCCAGTTTAAAATCACTTCTTTTCCTGCTTCGCCGCCGCCAAGTCCTTTCCCGTTCATCGTGCCAAAGATGGTCGCATCCTGCAAGAGGACGGGGTTCTTCATGGCCTTCCCGTACCAGTCAACAGAGAAATGCGGGATCTCAGGCGGATTAAGCGAGAATTTCCCGGTTATGGAAAAGTGCGGAAGCTTGATTTTCGGCAGGCTCCAGGAGAAATTGAAGAACCCTTTGATTTTGTCGATTGCTGTTTTTACAAAGTTTTTCGCCGCTTCAATCCGCGACTGTATGCCCGTTTTGATAGCTTCAAACTTTGACAGGACCGCCGTTTTTGCCGCATCAATTTTCGATGTGACGTTGGTCTTTATCTCTTCAAATTTCGCCGAAACATTTGCCGCAAATTCGGCCGTGGCCGCCTTTATCTCGTCCCAGTGGGTCACGATCCCGACAGCAAGAACCGCCGCCGCCGCTATAAGTAGCCCTATCGGACCAGTAAGGGCAGTAAGAGCCGCTCCGATTGCGGGGGCAAGCGTCATAATAGTCCCAACCGCGCTGATGACGCTTCCGATCCCCATCAAGAGCGGAGCGATAACAGCCACCACTGCCATGATCTTCATCACAAGGCCAACGGTCTCCGGGGACAACCCCTGAATAAATTCGGTGATCTTCTTTATTCCTTCTGTCAGGGGTTCGATCAAAGGAAGCAAGACCTCTGCCACCGTTGCACCGAGCTGAGTCGCCGCGCCGGCGAGCTGGGCCTTGCCCTTGTCGATTTCGTCATTAACTTCGTTGAGGGAGTTAAGAGTGTCTCCCGACATAATCAGCCCGAGGTTTTCAGCTTCGTCACCGTAGGCCTTGAGCGCCGCGCCACCGTCGTCCACGATGCCCGCCAGCTGATCTGCAGACTTTCCAAAAACCTCATAAGCTGCCTGATCGCGCTCGGTCTCGTTCTCAATCTTTGAG